TCATGGGCGGGCTGGAAAACTTCACCGCAGCCACCGCTGGCTATTACGCCAACTTCTACACAGAAGCCGAACGTGCCCAGTTCGCCACCGAGCAACTGAGCGGCGAACTGGGCAAGCTGGGCCAAACACTGCCCGCCACACGCGACGGTTTCCGCGCCCTGGTCGAAGCCGCTGAACAAGCTGGCGATGACAAGCTGTTGGCTGGCCTGCTGAACCTGCAAGACGAATTCGCCGCCCTGACGCCAACAGTGGAGGCAGCAGCCACCGCTGTGGCAAAAGCCAACGAGCAGGCACTGGCAAGCCAAAGCGCTGACCGCAAAGCAGAGCTGGCCGCACGCCGCGCCGCAGAGGCACAGGCCGCAGAGGCCATGGCCGAAACCCTGCGCGTGTACCAAGAGGGCGCGGAGCAATTCGACACCCTGCGTCAAAGCCTGCTGCTGGCCGGTGACGCCGCTGGCCTGCTGGCCGCTACCACCGAACGCGCGTTTGCAAACCCCAACGGGAAATACACCGCAGGCGGGGTGCAGTACGACGCGCCACAGTGGACAGAAACTACCACAGCAGCGCAGTTCAACTACGCCTATGGCGTGATGGCTGCACGCCTGCGCCGTGACCTGTCAGACGACCTGAGCGCCAACGCCCTGCGCGTGCAAAACGTCGGGCCTGCGCTGTCCAAGTTGTCCGTTGGCAACATGATGTCGCAGTACGACCCCGTGACTGGCCCAGTGTATTTGGGTATCCGCGACGCCATCGTGCAAGCAGCGGGCGATGCCAGCTATGCCGTGCGCGACGCTGTGGATGGTGCTGCACTTGTGGCCGCACAAACACAGGTGCGTAGTTGGTTCAGTGCGTTGGGCCCAGGCCTTGCGTCGGTCTACGCCGCTATGGCGCAGCCGCAAGTAATCACGGACAACGCCCGCGCTTACAACGACGCCGTTGGCAAGCTCAACGGTGCCATGCGCAGCGGTGCCATCAGCACCGAGCAATTCGGCAAGGCGCTGGAGGCGCTCGAATCTGTCATCCCTAACCCCGGCAGCGCCGAAGACATTGCCGCTGCTGTGCAGAGCGCACAGTACGCCATTGGCCGCGCGGGTTTTGACAGCATCAACTACTACTTCGGCGCATTGGGTGGTCTCGCCGCCGAGCTGGCCGCAGCCGCAGCCGAGGCGGTAGAACCCATTGCCACTATGTCGGCCAGCATCGGGCGGCTCAACAGCTTTGCCACCGCATTCGGTGTGTCGGCGCAAGCCGCCATGTCCCTGCCATCGGCATCCATTGCGGGCGGCGGCCTGTCTCTGGAGTACGCCGCAGGCACCATCGGCACCAGCGCCCTCATTTCACAAGCTGCGGCCATTGCCAGCTCTGTGCTCACCACCGCAGACGCAGCCGCCGCAGCCAAGCGCCTGGCTGAAACCACCGCGTTTACAGACACCGGCGCGGTGGGGTTGCGCAATGCGGGCCTGCTGCTCGACGGCATCCGCCAAAACGACGCCGCCAGTTTTGAGAACGCATTCATCCGCATCACCGACAGCTTTGCCAAAGGCAACCTCACAGGTGACCAGTTCACCGAGGTGTTTGCCGACGCGCTCACCAGCTTCCAAGGCGTTGACGAAGAAACGCAGGCGCTCACCAGGAGCATGGAAACCCTGCGCGACGCGATGGGTGGCTTTGCCGACCAGTTGCTGATCGACAGCCAGCGCACCACCCTGAGCGCCGGGCAAACCCTGGCAGAAATGCAGCGCCAGTACGCAGTGGCATACACCTCGGCCATGACCGGTGACGCCCAGGCCACCAGCCAGTTTCAAAGCCTTGGCACCAGCCTGCTGTCCAAAAACCTGTACGCCAGCCAGGCTGACTACAACGATGCATTCGGCAAAGTAGTGGGCGATGCGCAGCGCCTGGAAGTGTTTGCCACCAACACCATCAACGCCAACGCCAACCAGCAAAACGCGGTGGTGTCCGAGCTGCGCGAAATGAACTCTGCCCTCAACAACCGGGTGGAGTCTCTGGAAAAGAACCTCACCGCTGCCCTGGCCGTCATTGCCCGCAACACGGCCAAAACATCGCAGGGCATTGAGCAAATCAACGTGACCGGCGTCACCACGGTGCCAGCATGAAACTGATCCGCCCCATACAAATCACCGACGCCATCGTCACCAGCAACAGCGCGGTGGACGCGCACGCCACCTACAACGCGGGCACCACCTACGCCGCCGACGCCATGGTGACTTACAACCTGCGCTATTACAAATCGCTGCAGGCATCAAACACCGGCCACACGCCGGGGGACGCTGCCAGCGTTGCGTGGTGGTCAGACCAAGGCCCCAGCAACCGCGCCGCTATGTACGACGGTCTGGTCAGCACGCGCACCACCGCCACTGGCACATTGACGCTGGTCATGACAGTGCCCACGGCGGTCAATACCTTGAGCTTGATCAACATGGCCGGTGTGCGAACCGTCACCGTCACGGCCACCAAGGACGCGGCCACGGTGTACAGCCGCACCGTTGACATGTGGGACACCTCACTGATCACCGACTGGGCTGAATACTTTTTTGCTGAGGCGGAGCTGCGCACCGAGCTTGCCTTGACCGATCTGCCCTTGGTGCCCGGCCTTGTCATCACCACAGTGCTGACCGGAACCCCCACTGTAGGCGTGGGCAAGTTTGACCTTGGCCGCGTGCTCGATGCTGGTCTGGAGAAATACGGCCTCAAGCGCGAGGGTGTCGATTACACCAACGTCACTTTTGACAACTTTGGCGTGGCCACCATCGGCACCCAGATTTATGTGCGCAAGTTCAGCACCCAATCGCTGATCGAAAACAACCGCCTGGACGTGATCACCCGCAGGCTTGACGCCCTTGCAAGCACCCCGCTGGTCATCATCGGCGCGAATGGCCGGTACGACTCAATGATCGTTTACGGCCTGCTGTCCTACAGCCTCGACCTTGCCCTATACGGCTGCTCCTATCTAAGTTTTGACGTGAAAGGACTCGTTTAAATGACCATCCCCGCAGCACCCACAGTGCCAGTACCCACCAGCAGCACATTCGCTACTGACGCCTACGCCTTCACGCAATGGCAAGCCGAATTAGGCCCAGCGATTGACGCTGAAACTGCCCGCTTGAACGCCGTGGGCTATGGCAGCTACAACGCCAGCAGCACCACCAGCCTGACCATCGGCACAGGCAGCAAAAGCCTGACCATTGAAACGGGCAAAGGCTACGCCGTGGGGCAGCCTGTAATGATTGCAGAAACAGCCAACCCGACATACTTCATGGTCGGGCAGGTGACAAGCCACAACAGCGGCACAGGTGCCTTGGTGATCAACGTCACCAACACTGGCGGCAGTGGCACTGCCGCAGCGTGGACGCTCAGCGTCACCAGCATACTCAGCACGTCGGTTCCATACGTCAACAAGTACGAAACCCGCTACTACACAGAGTCCAGCGCGACATTCACCGTGCCCGATGGTGTGACCAGCATTCGGGCGTATGCCATCGGCGGGGGTGGGGACGGTAGCGGTGTGGCGAACTCCAGTGCTTGCGCGGGTGGTGGTGGTGGGGGCATGGCTTACGGTGACATCGCTGTCGCGCCGGGTGCGGCTGTCACGCTCACCATCGCGTCCAAAGTCGCAACTGTCACGGTAGGCGGTGTTGCAATGCTGACAGCCAACCCCGGCACCAACGCATCAGGTGCCACACAGGGATCCGGCGGTACGTCAAGCAAGCACGCCAGCGTCACGAACGGCGGTGCGTATACGGGGGGTGCAGGTGGCCCTTCAGTTGGTGCTGGTGGCAGCGCCGCTTCCCCGCTTGGGAACGGTGTCAATGGCGACGGCTCGGGGGCTGGCGGCAGTGGTATCGGCGGCGGCAGTGGTATCGGCGGTGGCGCTGGCGGCGCTGGCGGCGCTGGTGGCACATTGCATGGCGGCGGCAGCGGTGGCAGCGCGACCCCTACTGGCGGCGGTAAGAGCCGAGCATTCTCGCAACGGTTCACAGACCCACTTCTTCGCCATATGGACGGAACAGGCGGGTGCACCAGCGCTGCGGCAGGCGTCGGAAACAGCCCACCCGGCCCGGGCGGCGGCGGTGGCGGTGGAAATACCAGCTATGCACCTCAAGATGGCGGCGACGGCGGCGGTGGTGGCGGGTTCTACAACATAGCCCTGACTGCCGCAGGTAACGGCGGTTTCTTGGGTGGAGGCGGTGGGGCCTACTCATCTGGAGCCACTGGTGTCGGTGGGAATGGCGGTATCGGCGGCGGCGGTGGTGCTGGCCGAGGGACATCATATGGCTGGCCCGGCGTCGGCGGCGAGGCGGCAATCGTCATCTACTACTCTCAGATGAATGCGCAGAACGCTGAAAACAACGCCATCAATGCAGCCGTCAGCGAAATGGTAGTAGCAGCCCAAGCAGATCGCGTCATTTGCCAAGCCGCAGCCGCAGCCGTGGCGGAGCAAAGCCCAGTGTCCAACGCAGCCGCCGCCGCAGCCGCCGCCGCAGCAGCGCAGGCTTATGCATCGTTGGCACAAGCCACCAACCCCGATTCGCCCATACGCCTCAACCCGCGCCGCATTGCCGCCAACTTCACGGTGCCCACTGGCTACAACGCCGCCTCAACCGGCCCCATCACCGTGGCCGACGGCGTGGCCGTAACGGTGGCAACCGGCGCATCCTGGTCCGTTCACTGAGGCCAACAAACCCAACAACGCAGCCACACACCCAAAAAGGAAACCCACCATGAGCAAGCTTTTCATCCGCGAAATTCTCACCCCCGACGGCTCGCCCGTTGCATTCCCCAATGGCATACGCATTGGCAGCAATGGCGGCGCTGGGCTGGTCAACAACATTGGCGTGCCAGGCCAGCAAGGCTTTGGCCTGGGCATTGCGCCCGAGCTACCCACCGGCTTTGCCAAGCTGTACGGCACAGACGACCCGGCCAGCGACGTGTATGGCAACTACGTGTACACCGACGGCTCCGTCATGTGCTACGTGCCTGCCTTTTTCTACAAATGGGGCACAGGCGCAAACGGCCTGGCCATCAACGGCATTGACATCAAACCATTTGCGGCCTACGCATCTGTTGCAGATGCCGCTGCCGCCGGGTACGCCTTGCACCGCGCGTTCTACAACGCAGGCACCATTCGCCCCGGCGTGTTTGTTGACAAATATCAGTGCAGCAACAACAGCGGTGTGGCCAGCTCAATCAAAAACGGCAACCCGCTTTCAAGCGCTGCCGACCACAACCCATTCAACGCACTGACCGGCGCGCCCCCCAACAACTACGGCGGGGCACTGGCTGCAGCCAAAACGCGCGGCAGCCAGTTCTTTTGCAACACCAGGTTCATTTTTGCAGCCCTTGCGCTGCTGGCCCGCCCCCACGCAGCCGCCGCCACAAGCACCACCCACTGCGCGTGGTACGACGCAACGGGCGTTGCCAACTTCCCCAAAGGCTGCAACAACAACGCCCTGGGCGACGCCAATGACGCGGCAATAGCCTATGTGTCAGACGGCTACAGCAACTGCGGCAAAACAGGCTCCGCCAACTTCTTTGCGCGCACCACCCACAACGGGCAAGCCAGCGGCGTGGCCGACCTGAACGGCAACATGTGGGAAGTCAACACCGGCCTGACCAGCGACGGCACCAACTTCTATTTGCTCAAAACGTCGGCAAACGCCGCTGCATTGACGGGCAGCAACACACTCAGCACCGACGCATGGGGTGCAACGGGCATTACTGCAAATTACGACAGCCTGGGCGCAACTTACGAATCGCTGCAAGCCCGAAGCACCGTTGTAACTTACGGCTCAGCCACCCAAGTGTTTTCGGCGGCCACAACCGGCACAGCCTGGACCGCAGCAGGCGCTGGCGTGCCCCTTGCTGGTGGCACAACAGGCTCAAACGCTTTCGGCAATGACGGCCTGTGGGACTACCGGCCCAATGAGCTCTGCGTGGGTTCTGGCGGCAGCTGGGACAGCGGCTCGAACGCCGGGGCCTGGGCGCTGCATCTGAGCATCGTTCGCGGCAACTCGAACAGCGTTGTGGGGTTGCGCGCCGCCTCGTATCTCTGACGCCCTGAGCGATAGCGACGGGGCTTCACCACCATGGCACACCTGACCACCAGCATTCACGCAGAGGCTGGCTTGCACCGCAAGCTGGTCCTGTTTGGCGTGCAGCTTGAAACGTACCTGGCGCACTTCCCGGCGTGCCATCGCTACACGCTCACGCCACTTGTTTCCCGCCTGGGGTGCGCGCTGCGCACTTGCTCGCATACACCACTCGTCCGTTACATACAGGAGCACCACCATGCCATCTTTGATCGCCTACCGCAAAGCCATTTCCCGCGAAACCACCATTGCGCTTCGCCTGCCGCTTGACGCCACCCAGGGCCAGGCCACCGCGCAAGAGCTGGCCACGCTGCCCGATGGCCGTACAGTGGTCATGCTGCCCGATGGCCTGACTCTGCCAGCCGACCAGCCCGCAGAAGTGGCTAGCACCATTGAGCATTTGACACCGCTGCCCGCCGATGTGCGAGAGCAAATCAAAGCCGCCAGCCCGCATGTTGCGCTGATTGCGCAGCGAATGGTTCAAAAAATCCGCGCGCAGTACAGCGTTGACGATGAGATGTTTTTTGCCCGTATTGGCGTGGGCGCGGCCACCGGCATGTACAGCCCAACACCCAGTGAGCTGGCTGACATGCAGGCGTTCGGTGAGTTTGTGGAAAGCGTGCGCCAGTGGGGCCGCGCCGAACGCGCCAAGCTGGGGCTGTGACCATGAGGCCGCAGCCAACCCAGCCGCCTGCACTGGAGGCAGCATGACCACCGATGTGCTGAATCAATACCTGATGCCGATGGCGTACCTGCTGCTGGCCCTGCAAGTGGCAGACCTTGCCACCACTTTGTACGTGTTGCGAACAGGCAAGGGCGCTGAGGCCAACCCCATCGCCCGCAAGTTGATGGCCGTGTTCGGCCCCGAGCTTGGGCTGGCACTGCCCAAGCTGCTGATTGCGGGGCTGATCTGGATGGTGCGCGACAGCACACCGCCCGTGGTGTTTGCCGGTCTGTGTGTGCTGTACCTCGTGATCGTCGGCAACAACTTGCGGTTTGTGCTGCGCAATCGGTAAGCAGTATTCAAGAAACTTCAGGTGACCCCACCCATGCCCACCACACACGACCCCCAAACCGCACCGGAAACGGTCGATTTGCTGGCCGCCGCCGCCAACAAATCCACCTACGTGGGTGCTGTCACCGCCGTATTTGGCGGCTTGTCAGCGTCAGACATTGCCGCCTTCGGTGGCCTGGCACTGGCTGCAGCAGGCTTTGCCACCAATTTTTGGTTTCGCTGGCGTGATGACCAGCGCGCCCAACGCGAACACGCGCAGCGCATGAGCCTGGTCGACCGCCGCGCTGAGCGCCGCGTGGGCATGCCCGACACCCGGTCAGAGCCTGTGGACCGCCGCACAGGCGAGCGCAGGGCGGGGTGCTGAGCCATGCCCACCCCGCAACCCACCCTGCCGCCAGGCGCGCGCCTGCCCAGCATGCCCGCCGCGCTGTTGCGCAAGGGGGCCATACCCGCTGCACTGCTGGCCGCGCTCACCTCACCCGTGGCCTACCACCACCTGGAGCGGTGGGAGGGCAACGTGCTGCACGTGTATGCCGACAACCTGGCCAATGGCCTGCCCACCTGGTGCGCAGGCCGCACCGGGCGCGATGCCGTGGTGGGCACCAAGCTGACCGCTGACGACTGCCGCCAGGTCAACAAAACCACCCTGCTGGAATACGGCTACACCGTGCTGGGCTGTGCCAATTGGGACCACCTGACCGCCAGCCGCTTGCAGGCGCTCACCCTGTTTGCCATCAACGTCGGCAAAGCCGGTGCGTGCAACAGCCGCGCGGTGCAGCTCATCAACGTGGGACAAATTGAGGCAGGCTGCAACGCCCTGGCCCGCGCGCCAGATGGCCGCCCCGTGTGGAGCTACGCCAACGGCGTGTATGTGCAAGGCCTGCAAAACCGCAGGCAGGGCGAAAAAGCGCTTTGCCTGCAAGAGGGAGACGCCTGATGCCAGCTCTGTGGATCATGATGTTTTACGCCGTGTGGTGGGGGTGCTATGCCTGAGCAATGGAAACGCGAACAAACCGAACGAGACCGCCGCCACCTGCTGCGAAAAATGACCAGCCAGGCTGACAACCGCATGCGCACCCGCACCGCCATTGAACTGTCGGCCGATGAGCTGGCAGCAGGGCAGCGCCCCGCTGACATACCGCTGCCCGATGCGGATGTAAATGACAGCAGCCTGCGCGGGGTGTTGACATGACCATTCTTCAGGCCCCATTCCCTTACTTCGGCGGCAAACGCCACGCAGCCCCCGTGGTGTGGCAAGCCTTTGGTTCGGTTGATAACTACGTCGAGCCATTCGCAGGCAGCGTCGCCATGTTGCTGGCCGCACCTGACCAGCACCCCAGCCGCCCGGCGCGCATTGAAACCATCAACGACGCCGACGGCTTTGTGGCCAACTTCTGGAGGGCCATCGCGCACGACCCAGAAGCCACCGCCCACCATGCCGACTGGCCTTGCAACGAGGTTGACCTGTTCAGCCGACATTCATGGCTGGTGCGCCAAACCGCTGACCTGACCGAGCGCCTGCATGCCGATCCTCAGTTTTTTGATGCCAAGATTGCCGGGTGGTGGTGCTGGGGGTTGTGCAACTGGATAGGTTCTGAATGGTGCAGCGGCACCGGACCATGGGTGCACGACGGCGAAAAGATTATCGACACCCGCCAACTCCCCCACCTTGGCGATGCGGGTCAGGGCATCAACCGCAAACTCCCCCACCTTGGCAATGCAGGCATCAACCGCAAACTCCCCCACCTTGGCAATGCAGGCATAGGCATCAACCGCCAGTCCGACACGCCACGGCGCGAGTTCATTTGCCAATGGTTTACCGACCTACACGCCCGCCTGCGCAACGTGCGCGTGTGCTGTGGCGATTGGGGCCGCGTCGTCAAAGACAGCGTGACCACCCGCCACGGCCTGACCGGCTTGTTTCTCGACCCACCCTACACCAAGGGAGCCATGGACTACGCCGCAGGCGGTGTGGGCACCGACCTACCCATGCAAGTGCAGGCTTGGGCCGCAGTCAACGGCGCAAACCCAAAACTGCGCATCGTGTTGTGCGGTCACGCAGGCGAGCATGACGCTTTGCTGCAACACGGCTGGCACACCCGCACATGGGCCGCGCGAAAAGGCTACGCCTTAAGTGACGAGGCTATCCAAAACAGCAAAGATGAAACGCTTTGGTGCAGCCCCCATTGCGTTCCCCAAGTCGGCCAAGTGCTTGATCTTTTTGCGGAGGCGGCATGACCATTTACCCGGCATCAGGAAAATGGTTGCAGACGGGCGCTGTACCCGTGCAGCTGATTGCCGCCCTGGCCGTTGCCGCTGCTGCCTTCGGTGCAGGCTGGACGGTGCAGGGCTGGCGGTATGACAAACAAATTTCGGACATTCACGCCAAACAAGCGGTGGCGCTTATTGAGGCACAAAGGCAAGCAAATGAAACCACAGCCAAACTGCAGCAACAAGCCGACGAGGCCCAGCGAGAACATGCGCGTCGTGTCGCTGATATTCGCAGCGATGCTACTCGTGCTCGTGGCGTTGCTGACCGGCTGCGCAACGACCTCGACACCGCCCGTGCCACCTTGCCCAGCGCTACCTGCAGCGCCGCCCGTGATTACGCCGCAACCGTCAACGAGCTATTCGGAGAATGTACGGCAACAGCTGGAAGACTGGCAGAAGCGGCTGACGGCCACGCCGCTGACGCGCTGATGCTGCAGCAGGCCTGGCCGGTTAAATAGGGGCGCGTGCCGGGTGTTTTTCTTTGGAATCAGAAAACACCCACGCCCCACAAAATAACCCGCAATGCCGTGGTTTTTGGAATATCAAAACAGCCTGAAACCCGCACCACCATTGACTTTTGCCATGGGCCTGTCACGCCGGTGGTCGCGGGTTCGAGTCCCGTCCACTCCGCCAACACTTGGCCTTAGTGCCATATAAAAAGCCTGCTATAGAAATATACGCAGGCTTTTTTATTTTTCCAATCCAATATTCCAATTTTGGAATTAGAACCGCATTCAGGCCGCAGGCGTGGCCCGCTTGAGCGCCCGCCTGTCGTACACCGTGGCAATCATTTTGCCGTCGGTGTGCAGGGTGGCGTCTTGGGTGTCGGTGTCGCCGCGTTCCATTTTGGTCGTCACGCCCATGGGGCGGCAGTCTTGCAGGCTGAATCGTTTGAATTCGGCTTTGCTTTCGGCGGCCAGCTGCTCGGCGTCTTGCATCAGGTCATCTAGCATGGCTTTCCAGCCGCCTTTGGTGTACTTCTGGCCTTGCAAGTTGCCAAACAGGTACATGGTGCCCGCCACTTTGTTGCGCTGCACGGCCAGCACCTCGGCAATGGTGTCGCGCAGCTCGTCGCTCCATGAAATCAGCACGGCGGCCTTGCCTGCCGTTTTGCCGTCTTTCCAGTAAATGCCTTCGGGTGTGATGGCGCTGCGGGTGATGGCGCGCACCTCAACCGAGCGGCGCAGGCACAGCCAGGCGGTTTTGAGTGCCAGGGCCACAATCAGCCGCGCACCGCCACGCTTGCGGCCAGCGGCCACGGCAATGTCCATTTCCGCGCGGGTCACCAGGCGGTGGGTTTTGATGGTTTTGTTTTTGCGCAGGCCGTCAAACGGGTTGGTGCTGATGATGCCTTTGCGAATGGCAAATTCCAGAATCAGCCTGGCCAGCGCAATTTCTTTGTTGCCCTTTTCGGGGCGGCCCGCCTGAGTGCAGGCGTCCAGGTACTCGTACCCCATGGTGCGGGTAATGTCGCCGGGGTGCAGGTGGCCAAACGCTTGCACAATGTTTTTGGCCTCGCGCCGGTTTTCTGCAATGGTGGAGTCGGCGCGCTTTTTGGTGTCAGAGCGGGGCAGGGCGTCTTGCATGGCAAACCAGGCGGTTACCAGGCCGTCAAATCCGCCGGCGGGCGCGTCTTCCAGCACTTTGGCTGATTCCTCAATGGCTTTGCGGCGCAGTGCGGCTATCTGTGCGGCATCGCCCACGGGGCACTGGTAGCGAAACGCCCACGCGCCTGAGCGCATTTTGTAGCCGATGCTGTACGTGCGCACGCCCAGGCGCTCGTAAACGCGAAACGGCAGGCCATCGACAGCAGAGCGGCGGCGAATCATGATTTTTCCTGTGCTTGTGTATTTGACGTTGCGCAATGCTGACAAATTGCAGTTTCAAGAGTCACGAACCCTTTACGTGTTTTTGCTTGAAACCGGTCAAGTTTTATTGAAAGCTCTTGAGGGTATTTCCATTTACCGCACCGCCCGCATTGTTTCTGCCTCAGCCCGGCTTTGTGCTGAACTTCAGCCCATTCATGCCATGCTAAATATCCTTCTGGCGCTTGGTCGCCTGGCTTGAAGTCTGGCGTTGTGCACATGATGCCGTTGGGAATTCGGGTGCACGTCACGCTGCTACCCGTCCTTTCAGAAACGACAAATTGGCGGCCTTGGGTGCCTGGGCTTGCTGGCCCATTTGCCCACGGCACACGGCATCGTAATGCGCACGCTCAAGCACTACGGTGCCCGCACGGTTCACAAACGCCCGGTGAAACCCACGGTCGCGCAGCACGGCCAGCTGGCGGGTGGCAATCTTGAAGCCGGTCATGGCTTCAATCTCGTTGGGGGTGAGGATTGCAAAGTCGGTCATGGTTTGTACCCCCGCACCGCGTCAATGGCGGCCTGTGCAATTTCAGTGGCTGATTTGTGCTGCCACCAGCTTGGAAACATGCCGCCGGCGGCTGCCATTTCGGTGCGGTAGCGCTCGATGATGGCCATCTGCCTTCTGGTGCACGGCGTGTTGCCTAGCTGTGGCGCTGCGATTGCCATTTTTTGCATGGCCGCCTCCATGGCGTCGCGGGCCAGCAGTGCGGCGGCCGCCCACCCGGCCACGTCGGGCGAAACGGGGTAGGCATACCGGCGCATGCCGTCCTGGCTGGCAAATTCCAGGCGAAACTGGCCGGGCTTGAGCACATCAAAGTCGCTGCTGTGCCAGTGGGCCGCGTTGCCCACCAGCTCGTAATGCACGCGCTTTCCGCGCTGCACTTTTCGGTAAATGGCTTCGGTCATGCTGCACCGCCTTCCGCTGCTTTCCCTGCCGACACGGCTGCTTTTTTTGCGTAGTCGCGCACCAGCTCAAATGTTTGCATGTACGGGTCTTTGCCAGCCGACATACTGATTGTTTCCATTGCTGTTGCTGCTTTTTGCAGCGCATTCGCCAGCGTGTAGCATTTCGCCAGAATCACGTCGCAGTTTTTTTCCAGCTGTTCCATGTGCGTGGATAGCTGATCGAACATTGCAGGCAGCGGGTTAGATTCAATGTCTTCTGTTGTTTCGCTCGCCAACATGTTCCAGCAAGCCACGAATCGCCGTAGGTTTGCAATGCTCTCGGCTTCGTCATTAGCGCCGCAAAAGCCAAACAAGGCGACAATTTTTCCGGTGGCATCGGCGGGGACCGCTGTGAACGCCTCGCGGCCCCTAAAAATGCTTACACCAGATATTAGCTTTCCTTGTGTGTGCTGGTCGCTCATCCTGCCACCCCGCTGCTGCCAAACCCACCCGCCCCACGCTCGGTCAAGCTCATCTGTTCCACCACCTCAAACACCACCTGTGGCACGGGCACCAGGCAGGCCTGGGCGATGCGGTCGCCGGGGTTGATCTTGACGGGGGGTTCGTCGTCATCCAAGTATGCGCAGGTCAGCAGCACTTGCACGGTGCCGCGATAGTCGCTGTCAATCGTGCCGTGGAAGGCCTCTACCCCGTGCTTGAAGGCCAGGCCTGAGCGGCTGCGTACTTGCAGCATGTAGCCTTCGGGCGCCTCGAATGCCACGCCCGTGTCGCAAATGACCGGGTGGCCTGGGTAGACCACATCGCCAATGCTGGCAGCGCCGTTGACGGTGGCGGCGTACAGGTCAAACGCTGCTGCGCCTTCGGTGGCGTAGGTGGGGGCTTTGGCGTTGGGGTGTTGGAGTTGTATTTTGAGTTTCATGGTGTTTTTGCCTTCTGGCGCTTTATTTGTAAGCGGTGTTTGCTATTTAATTTGCTGGCCCATCAACCGCCGACAGCATGGCCGCGTTGGCGGGTGCGTAAACCACAATGGGCTCGCCTGCCACCACCTCGCCGCCCGCTGATCGCACGCGGGCGGTGGCCAGCTTCCAGGCCGCCTGGTATTCGCCGTAGCTGATTTGCTTCAGCTGAAAGCTGTGCACAGTCAGCAGCTCGTCCAGCGCGGCCAGTTCGGTGGCGTACAGGGTGGGGCATTTCCATGGGGCGGTTTGGTACGGCTGCACCGTGCCGGTTGCGCGCAGGCTGATGGCTTGCAGTGCGTCATGCGCGGCGTCAAGCTGCGGCGTCAGCCCGCGCACCACGCCACCGGCCTCGATGGCCTGGCCGATGTTCAGCGCGCTGCACAGCTGCAGCCACTGCCGTTCCACCAACAAACCGCGCTTGGCCTGGGTGACGGCGTGGCGTATGGGGTCAAGCAGGTTGCGCAGTTCTTTGTGCGTCAGCTTGGCGGCCCGGCTTTGTGCGTCGGCCATGGCGTTGGTAAAGCCGCCCGCCTTCATGGCGTATTGCCTGGCGGCCTGCTGCAGCTTCATGTGGGCCAGGTGGTTGTGGGCGTGTGTCATGTGTTTACCTCGTTCATTCGGCGCACAAGGCCGACAAATGCAAATGCAGCCTGTGCCGCCACAACGCCGTTGCCGCAGCACTTGAGGCGCTGGGGGCGGCAATCGTCCATCCGGTGGGCCAGCCCATCAACCATTCTGTGAAAGCTGGGTTCAAGCGCCGGGGCGAGGTGGGGCCAGTGCTGGATGACGCCTGGCCAGGTGGGGTCGGTTGGGCCTGGGGCGAAAATTGGCGCTCCATGAATTGGTGACTTGCGCCAATCAAGCCCGCCTGATTGCTGTTGATGGTCACTTTGTGGCCATCGTCCGAGGCCATCGGCGTCGGCCACATCTGCGCAACATCTGCCAGGTTCGCCTGGCCCACCAGTTCCCCGGCGGACAATGCTTTGCTCGGCCTGTAGTAAGCACTCCCGATCAACACTGAGCCTCGCCCCTGGTTGGTGTCGGTGGTTCTCGGTGTCGGCCACGCTGCAGCCTGCTCCCGAATGTTCGGCCCCATCTTCCCGTTGCTGTAGGTGCTGGTGTTGCAGTCCGGGGTGGCCCACTGCCGTGCCATTACCTGCTGGGCCTGGTTCCCCAGACCAGCCACCTGTGCTTTGCGGTTGCTGCCGGTGTTCGGCGCTTCCGGCATTCCATCCGGTGTGTCCCACCTCCCGCCATGCCCAGCAAAACCACCGCGCACGCCCGTGGCTGGCTCCAACGTCGGACGCTGAAAGAGTCGCCCATTCCGCATGCCACCCGAGGTCGGCCAGTTCTCCCAGGACGCGGGAGGCTGCGCGTTCGTCAAGAGTGCCTTCGGCTTCGTCCACAACGGTGGCGGTGGCAGAAGCGATGCCCCCAACGTTCTCCAAAAAGAGGTATCGCGCACCGCAATCACGGGCAATGCGGGTGACTTCAAAGAACAACCCGCTGCGCTTGCCGTCAAGCCCAGCGCGTCGGCCTGCAAGAGACAAGTCTTGGCACGGGAATCCCGCAGCGACGCAATCCACGGCCCCAGCCCATTGGTGTGCGTCAAAGGTGGTGACGTCGCTCCAGATAGGTGCTGCATCCAGGCTGCCTTCTTGCATGCGAGCCGAAAGGACGCTGGCCGCGTAAGCTTCCCGTTCAACGTAAGCGACGGGGCGAGCCGTTCGGCCCAGGTAAGCGAGCCCGGCTCGCAATCCTTCGCCAAGCTGGCCGACTCCGGCAAACAGTTCGATGGTATGAAAATCCATGTCATTGCGCCCCCCGCATCAACCCGGCAAACGGGTTGTGGTGGTCAACCCAGTTGGCACCGCTTTTGATTTGCCACACGGTCTGCTTTGCCACGCCGTATTGCTTGGCAATGGCCACTTGCGTGCCGGGTGCCAGGCGAATTTCGGCCGCTTGTTCTGATGTCAGCACGCCTTTTGTGGCGCGCGCCCAGTTGGCAATGCGTTGGCGGCGTGCCGGGTTTTGCCATGCGCCGGTGGTGGCCGCTGCGCGCGCAATGGCGTAGCCTTTTGGCCGCACCACCACGTGTGCGGGGTTGACGCAACGCGGGTTGTTGCAAGTGGTGGTAACCACCTGGCGGCGGCTGCGGTGTTGGCCACGGTGGTCAACAATCAAGCGGCGCACGCTGATGTTTGCCGTGCCCTGTCTGCCAAACATAGGGCCGCCGCTTGATACTGCTCCTTGCCACTCCCAGCAGTCGCCCACCTCAATGCACCGGCCTGCAATGTAGTCGGCGTGGGGCATAGCGGTGTCAAAGGCAATGCCGGTGGCTTTCATACCGAAAACCCCCGCTGTGTACCGCTGAATGCCTCAACCGAACCAGCCGCACCCACGCACATGGCAGTAATGCGTTTGGGCGGCACGCTCACACCGTTGACCACGCTGGGCAAGTCAAACGCGGCAAACCGGTCGGCAGTCAGGCCTGGGTTGGGCTGCAGCTCGTCGCCCAGGTATTTGGGGTAATCGGCCTTTGTGCAGTCTGTGGTGGGTCGCTTTGGCGTTGCGGTGCCGTGCACCACGTTGCCCTCAGCCCACTTGCGTGGCGTGTAGCCTGGCCCGTTGGTGGGGGCAATCAAGCGTGGCGCGCCGCTGGACCAGCGTTTTTGCTGTTCGGTGGCTTCGGCAATGCCTGGCTTTGTGCTGGGTGCGGGTGCCGCTTTGGTGGCGGTGGCGGTGGCTTGGGTGGTCATGGGTTGGGTCACGGCTTTGTGGTGTGAAACGTGGTGGCTTGGTGGCTGTCGCCACCGTTGCGCTGCAGCCAGGCCAGCAGCTTGTCGGCCTGGTGCACGGGCATGCCCAGCTCGCGGGCAATGTGCAGTTCAAGCTGTGCGCCTTTGCTGGCCTCGATGCCTGGCAGGGTGGCCACGCGGTCGCAGCCCATCAACATGCGCAAATCGACGCGCATGTGGGTGCTCCAAGCTGCGTTTGCGGGCAGGCCGTTTTCTGCCGGGTTGAAAACCGCCAGTCCATGTGTGCGCAACGCTCTGGCCATGGAGTGAAAGGCAGGGTGGTTGTGCTGTGGGTAGCCTGTCATCGGCCCGCACAAATAGGTAATGCCTTTGTGCATGTTGTGCACGGCGTCAATGTCAACGCCAATGCCTGGGCCAAGCTGTGCAGCGTGGGTTGGTGTGGTCATGCTGCCACCGCCTGCGCGCTGCGCGCCAACGCCAGGGCATCAAACACGGTTCGCTGCAGGTCGCTTATGCGGCCGTGGTTATGAATGATTCTGTCGGCCGTGAACGGCATGGCTTCGCTCACATGCTCGCGCACGGGTGCGGTGCCTGGGCGGTCAAGCAACCAAATTTCGCCGCCCTGGTTGCGGACCCATTCGGCTTCGTTTGCAAACCGCACGTCAGAAATGACGAAATTGCGGTACCCGTGCTCGCGCATGCTGGCCATGTTGGTGGCGGCCAGCTTCAGCCAAAAGTCTTGGCCCCAGTTGTTGCGCACAAGCTCAGTGCCCAGTGTTTGGGCCATGTAGCGGTATGAAATGCCCAGGCCTGGCACTGGCACTTCTTTTAAGTCGCGGCGCTCCATGTAGTCTGGGCTGCAGCCGTTGTTGACCAGCAGCACGCGCAGCATGTCGCGTATGGGGTCGGCAAAGCCAAAGCCGCCGAATTCGTGTTGCAGTTCCAGCACGTCGCGCACGCTGTCCTTGCCGCTGCCTGCGGGGCCTGCCAGGCCGATAAATAGGGGTTGAGTGATTGGCATGTGGGTGGTGTGTGTGGGGTGGCCTACTCGCTGCGTCTGGTGCCGCATCCCGTGTCCGTAGCGTCTAGCCGCAGTTTCGTCACGGGGTAGGGGCTGGCCAGCATCCGCTTTCGGCCGTAAGGGTTCAGTCTCAGTTGCCTGCGCGGTATGTGCCCATCAGCACGGGCAGGTTGTGCAGGCCTGCGGTGTCGGCGGCTGCAATGGCTTTGGCCACGCGGTCGGCCAGTTCTTTGGCCATGTCCTCGTCGTGTTCCTCTTGCTTCACCACGCGCAGGCCGATGGCGGGTTTGTCGCCGGTGGTCAGCACGGCCAGGCGCAGCACAAAGGTGCGCTCGTCAAAGCCTTTGTAGGGCTGGCAGGTGAAGTAAATGGTGGTGGGCAGTGCTTCTTTGCTGCTGGCCTTCACGCTCTCAAACGCGCTCATGCTGGCCGACAGTTGCTGTTCTTCGCTCTCCAGCTTGCGCATGGTTTCAATGGTCACTTTGCGAATGGCCGCAATGGCTTTGGGTGGTGACAGTTCATCACTGCCGCTAAAGCACTTCACCTGGCCTGCCCAGTCTTCCAAGAATTCGGCCACGGTGGCCTGCTTTTGGCCTTGGCCGTTGGCAACGGTGCGCAGCGCTTTGTAGGCGGCCGTTTGGCGGCTGCACAGGTTGGCTTTGTTGTCGGCGTGCAGGGGGGCATCGGGTGCGCCCAGGTTCAGCACGGCGGTGGCGCTCATGTCGTCGGTGTTGACGAACACGGTCGCGCCGTCTTCGGCGTGTTCAAGCGTGTAGGCGGCAAAGCTCTCCAACACGTCGGTCACCATCAGGCCGCGTGCACGGCGGCGTGTGGGCATGAACTTTTCAAGGTCATGCACCGTGAAGTGGGTGGGCAGGGCGGCCACGCCTGCGGTGTCGCAGTCGGCGCTGTTGCCCATTGCGCTCATGACGGCTTCGGATGCGTTCAGGATGGCTTTGCCTTCTTGCATTGCTTCAATGGCTTGTTTGTCAAACATGGTGGTGTGCTTTCAGGTTTTGGTGTGGGGTGGGGCTCAGGTGGATGGGTTGCCTGCTTTGTCCAAAAACGCCATTTGGTTTTCGGGTGCCAGGCTCAACTTGCCGTACTTGCCCACGTGCAGGGTGCTGGTGCGTTTGGCCTTTTCGCCTGCTTCGCCGTCGGGTGTGGGGCGCGTGAACTTGAGCGTGTGCGTCACATGCACCTGGTGCGTGCCGGTAATGGGCTTCACCTCAAATTCCAGGCTGACCTTGCCGACCTTTTTGTTGTCAACCGCACCGGCTGCAACTTGGCTCAGGGCAATGGACAACATGCGTTCAAACTGGCCGCCGTCCAGGTCAAGGATGAATTCGGGCACGTCGGTGGCCGCGCTGGTGCTGCTGTGGTTGGGTTGCTGGCTCATGGTGAAAGCTCCTTTGTGTGTGTGGAGTGGTTGGGAAAATGGGTGTTATGCCGCTTGCAGCGCTCGGCCAGGTCAACCAGCCATTGCGCCAGCTCGGGCGGCGTGTGTTCGCGTTCGGCTTTGGTAATGTGTGGCCGGTAGTCCTCGCGCTTGCAGCTCTGCACAACGTGCGTGGCCTCGGCCATCGAGTAGGGCAAGTCCGGCATTTCTCCCGGCTCGCAGCCGACCACATAGAACCAAGTTTCCTTTTCGGCCTTGTGGCCCCACCACTTTTGCGGTGCAGCCAAAGTCCAACCGCCGAATGCATCGCGCTCGCCAGGGCGTGGCAGCCTCTGAGCTGGCCAGAGCGTGCTGCCTGCCGGGTGCTCCAGCACGCCGCCATATTCACGCACCAGGGCAACAGCCAGGCGGGCCAGGTTGCGCTCGTCTGGGCGTGGGTTCGCAAAGCCGCGCAGCCTGCCCCAAGCCCTGCACGGCGGGTGCGCTACAACCGGGTGCGGGCCGTCGTAGGTGCGGGCATCGCGGGCCATGTCGTAAACGTCGCACTGTGGCAGCGTCTTGTAGTGGCTGTCTTCGCGTGCGAAAAGCACTGCCACCGTCACCAGCTGCATAACAGGTCGCTCAATCTGATTCGCTTCGCTCACAGCTTATCTCCGGCGTTGTGCCTGGTGTGCCTGGCCTACAGCTGGCCAACAAACAGGCCCAGCGTAAACGACACCACGGCAATGCAGGCGTAGCTGACAAGCAGTCGCAGGGCGGCTGTGCCCAGGTCGTTTTCAATCTCGTCTTCAAGCGCCGTGATGTCGTCCCATGGGTATGGGCCTGCTTTCAGCAGCGTTTGACCGGCTGGCGTGGCAACCACTTGGCCAGGCTGTCGCGCTGCCATGTGGGTGTGCACGGTTGTGCAGTCGCCGCATTGGCCGCTGCATTGCTGGGTGCGCGGCTGTGGCTGGCGGTGGGGTGGTATTTGTCCGGTGGCGTTCATTTGGCAGCCACCTTCAAGTCGGCGGGCTTAATGGCCACTTCAATGTGGCGCTGGCCACGCTTGCCTACGCACACCAGACGGTTTTGGTTGTCGTATTCGGGCGCGGTTTGTGGCCCGAAAGCACGGTGGCAAAACTGCACGGCCTGCAGCCAGTCGCGGTTTTCTTGCGCGGCCATGGCGTCAAAGTCGCCAGCGGCCTGGCTGTCCAGGTGCTGCATGAGGCTGATGGTTGACACCACTGCCAGCACGGCGGCCCATGGCCAAAGGTTCAGTTTTGTTTGCATGTGTTGCACTCCTGGCGGCACTGTGCCGCGTTGGAATGCAGTATCACATAACGTGTTGGTTGTGTCAACACGGCGCGTGTTATTTCACGCAAATAAAAACCCGCCTGGCGGGTTCTGTGTTTTTAAGCGTTGTCTGGTGGCTGCACGTGGTCACGTATTTGCAGCAGTGCCTTGTAAATGGCCTGGGTGTCGTCGCGCTGTTTCAGCATCCACAGGGTGCGTGTCACGCAATACGGTATGCCCACCAGAGCAATGGCCGTGGCAGCTGCTGCCGACACGTGCGTGGTGTTGTTGCTGCCCAGTGCGGTAAGCAGGGTAAAAAAGCCAAAAAATGCGCCAACGAATGTGACGACGGTAAAAAAGCGAAGCATGTTGTTTTCCTCCCTAAAAATGGTCAAGCGGCCTTAATGATAGTCGCGGGAACAGATACACCCGCGCTGTGTTTCTGTTCAAGTGGGTGGCGGCTGGCCAGCCCTTCTAGCAGTTCAATGGCGTGCATCAAACCCTTGTCGCTGATGCTGTCCACCAGTCGGTGTGCCAGGTCGCGCGGTGTGTCAAAGGTCTTTTGTGTTTCTGCTATGCCTGGTGTGGGCGTTTGTGGTGCAGCTGGCCATGTTTGGCGTGTGCGTGCAAACGGTTCAACCGTGGTCATGTCTTCGGTGTCGGGGCCTTGCAAAAACCATTCGACTGAAAAGTTGGTGACTTCGGCAATTTTGGGCAACGCAAAGCCTCCCCTACCGGTGGCTCTGTTTTCAAGGTTGCTGATACCGGATTGCGTTTTGTAGCCCACCTTGATAGCAAGTTCCTCCCCCGAAAGTCCTCTGAACTCTCGCGCTTGCCTGATCCGGTCGCCTACTGTTTTCATGGTCTGCCCCATTAAACACAAAACGTGTAAACACGTGGTGTTTGACTGTTTAACACGTGGTGTGTTAGTATCAAAAAATGAACCCCATAGCACCACTCATCGACCACGCCGCGCAGCTGCTGGGCGGCCGTGCGGAGCTGGCCCGCTTGCTTGATGTAACGCCAGCAGCCATTGGTAATTGGAAGGTGCGCGGCGTGCCCATTGAGCACTGCCCAACCATTGAGCGGCTGACGTGCAAACAAGTCAGCCGCCAGGCTTTGCGCCCGGCTGACTGGCACCTGATATGGCCAGAGCTGGCCATTGCCCAGGTCCAGCGCAACCGCCGCCAGCCAAAGCAGGCCGCCTAACCCATGTTTCCCCGCACCCCAAGCCACGCCATGCCGTGCAGTGCACAACTCCTTCTCAGTGCCGTCGGGCTTGCACGGGCCTGGCAACTGCGCAATCGGGTCAGACCACACACCCGTGGCCGGGCACATGGCCAGATCGGCGGGCGTGGCTTGCGGGGCTTTTTTGGTTTTAACGAGGTTGCACATGCCTGAAGCATCCACCCAGCCCGCTGCAACCGCCAGCAGCATCGAGGGGCTGATATTGCGCCGCCTTGCGGGCGTGAAAAACGCCGCTGTGGCCGCAGCCATTCACCACGACGAGGCCCACGTATCCCGCATTGCCAGCGGCGAGCGTGGCCTGCGCCTTCACGAATTCGGCCCATTCATGGCGGCACTTGGCCTGCAGGTCATTGAGTGCGACGGCCAGGTGGCCACGCTACCCGCCGACGAGCTGGCCGCCATTCGGTTGCTGGCCAAAAAGGCACTGTGAATTTTTTAAACCACTTGTCTTGATTGAGGTGAACACCCCCATGCAACAGCCCATTCCCACCGTTTGCCAAACCCTTGACGCATCAACCGATGCCACCCAGCCCACCAGCAGCTTTGGCCGCCCGCGCGGCGCTGTGCGCAGCACCGTGGCCAGCGCCCTGGCCAGTGGCCTGGTGGGCGGGTGCGATGCCCTGGCCAGCCATACAGGCTTTCCACCCGAAAGCGTGCGCATTGCCCTGCACAACATGCTGGCCGCTGGCCAGGTGCACACGGTGGCCCGCGCCAAACACACCCGCACCCGTGGCCGCCCGCGTGCGGTGTATGCCTGGGTGCCGGTGGCCGGTGGGGCGGCAGGCAGCCCGCTGTCGTGGGCGTTGGCCCATGTGCGCACGGCGTGGCGTTGATGCGTGGCAGCCAGTTTCCGATATCCAAACAACCTCAAACAACCCAAACAGGAGCCGCAACATGAGCGCTTCCATTCAATTTCAAGGCACCAGCGTAGATGCCTTCCACGCGATGGGCAACAAGCAGCGGTCAGCCCGTCACCGCCAAATTCTTGACGTGATGCAGTCAGCCCACGCGCGTGGCGAGAGCAACCTCACAACCTCCGAGATCGTGTCGTTGCTGAACAAGGCTTACCCCGACACCTTTTGGCACCCAGGCAATGCGTCTGCCCGCATCAACGAGCTGACGGCCACCGATGGCCCGCTGGTGTGGTGCGACTTCACCCGCCTGTGCACCGTCAGCGGAAGCAACCGCCAAAACAGGCCGTTGATGCTGCGTGCAGCCAAGAATCGTGCGGTGCAGTGATGCCTCAGCGACCACCGATATCGAAACCTGTTGCAAGGGGTGCACATGGCGGCTGACTGGATAAAAATGCGTGGCAACCTATGGGATGACCCGCGCGTTTCCAAAATCTGTGACATGACCGACCAGCCCGAGGCCATGGTGGTGGGTGCCCTGTATTGGCTGTGGTCAACCGCCAACCAGCACACGGCCGATGGTTTGCTGCCTGGCCTGTCATTGCGCCAGCTTGACCGCAAAACCGGCGTGCAGGGCTTTGGTGCTGCCATGGTGGCCATTGGCTGGCTGGCCGATGGTGCCGACGGCCTGACCATTTGCCGCTTTGAGGACCACAACGGTTCCACCACCAAAAAGCGCATCCTGACCGCCGTGCGTGTGGCCAACCACACGGCCAGGGCTGGCCAGGCCCAGGCCGGTACAGCCAGTGCTGCCGGTGCTGCTGAGCCATGCTGCAACACTGTTGATAGCGAACAACCCACACCAGCTAACGATGAATTGCACCAGCACAGCACAACAACCGTTATCAAAACAGGCACAAAAGCGCAAACGCTAACGCAACCTCAAACAGAAACTAACGCACCAGCGTTAGCAATGCGTTACCTAGAAAGAGAAATAGAAAGAGAAAGAGAAATACAAGAACAATCATCGTCGTCGGTAGGTGTTGGCGTGTGCGCAAACCCGCCTGGCACGTCGGTTGACGACGACGACGACGCTTTTTTGCCAAAAACCCCCGAAGACTGGGACCGTGTGCTGGCCAAGCGCTGGTTTTGCCCAGCCAAACGCCCGGCCCACTTTGCCGACCTGGCCAACGGCTGGACCGCTGCAGGCCTGACCGTTGGCGGCATGGCCGTTGTGGTGGCCGAAGCCCAGCGCCGGGCTGGTGCCGGTGGCATTGGCTCGTTGCCGGTGTACGCCGAAGCTGTCCGCAAAAGCCTGGCCGCCGAGGCTGCTGCGCTGGCCGCCAAACCCGCTGCAGCCCGCTTGCCCGCAAACCAGGCTGACGTGGCCCGCTGCACGGTGCCCGGCACACCTGGCCGTGACCCGGCGCTGCTGCGCATCGAGGCCGAGGCAGCCAAGGCCGTGCCGCCGCCGCCCGATGTGCGGGCCAAGCTGGCCGCGTTGTCGGGCCGTGGCCGATTTGGTGCCGCCATCAACGCCGTGGTGGCTGCCGCTGGCCTGGGTGCCAGTGCAGCCATGGCTGCAGGTGGTGGTGTTGCAGGGGGTGCGCTGTGAGTGCCTACGTGCCTACCGGGCGTGACTGGGCCATTGCCTTGCTGGCCCGTGTGCAGTCTGAGCGCGTGGGCGCTTTTGTGCCCAACCCGGCAGGCAAAGCACAGCGCCCAACCCCCTACGCCGTTGAATGCGCGCTGGTTGCGCTGAACGTGCAGAGCATTGACGATGCCATGGCCAACCCGGCAATGGCCGCCCGCATCAACGCCCTGGTGGCCCGCCATGCATGAGCCAGCCTGCGCAACAGTGGATAGACAGCTGCCCACACTGCCAGCGCTGGGCAGCCAGCCCGAGGCCGATGCAGGCGGTGGCCGGTGGGTTTTCGGCACAGTGCGCGGGCTGCTGCGCGCGGCTGCTGCACACCGCCAGGCCGCTGAAAGGCGCGCAGCTGGTCATGCTGGCAGCAGTTACCAGGCGGGAGGGCAGCCCATCGAAAGCCGCCTGTTTAGAAGCCCTGAAGGCATGGGATGCCCACTCAGCCTTGAGGAAAGAATCATTGCCGACGAGTGCGCCGACCAGCCAATGAGCTGGGAAGAATGATCCAAGGTCTTGAGCGGGTGCGTGTAGTCCGTGCGCGCGGTGCCAAGGTCTTGAGCGCCTGCGTGTAGTCGGCCGCCAAAAATGTCAGCGTTGGGCCAAGGTCTTGAGCGGGTTGGTGTAGTCGCCCGCCAAGGTCTTGAGCGGGTGCGTGTAGTCCGTGGCTGCGCCGTGGCATACCCTGCCGGTTTGCGCGCCTGGCCCGCCCAGGCGTGGGGGGTATGGCGCTTTTTGGGCCTGAATGGTGGGGGTATGCGGTGCGGCCTGGCTTTTCATGGTGCGCCGGTGTGGCTGGCGGGTGGCTGGTCGCCGCGTGCCGGTACCGCCTGAGCGGGCAGGGCTGCGCATTCTGCCCAGGCCTGGCGGGCGGCCGGTGTGTCGTCGGCGTGGTCAGCCTGGCACCAGCTGGCAAAGCTGGCCACGTCAAACCACACCACGCGGGCGGCCACGCCATCAAGCGCCAGGCGTTGCATCACCTGGGCCACCGCTGCGCCGTGGCAGTCGGCGCGCGCGCCCCGCGTGCGGTCTGATGGCAGCATGTCGGCGGTTTGCTGGTAACGCACCAGCACAAACGGCCCGGCAGGTGTGGCGGGCTCAAACTGGCGCAGCCATTCGCGCGCGCTGTTGTGCATGCTGTGGGTTGCCTGGCGCACCCATTGCGCCAGGTTGTGCGCCACGGCCGCCACATCGGCCGGCACGCCTGCGCGCCCATGCTCCCAGTGCTTCACGGTGCGCGCCTGCACGCCCACCAGCTCGGCCAGGGCGTCTCGGCTCAGGCCTGCGGCCTCGCGCAGCGTTTGCAGCTCTGAACCTGTGGTGTACTCAGGCGCAAGCGTTGCCGGGCGCGCCGGTGGCTTGCCAGGCGCTGCGCCGGGCGTTTTGCCTGGGGTGGGGGTGTTTGCGGTGGTGGTCATGGTGTGGGCTCCTGTTGTGTTTGTTCGTTGGCGCTGGCTTTTGGTTTTTTCGCTGTTTCAATAATGGCAAGCCTTACCGGCTGGCGGCCTGCTTGGTAACTGTCGCCAAACAAAGTAACCCCTAAAAAATCACCTTTTTTGATGTTGTGGCGGCACACTGTTTTCAATGCTCCTGCAATTTCCACAGTGTCACCGGCCTTTATCGTGCTGATGTGCACGTTTTGGGTGTGATATTTCACGGCGTTTCCTGGTGTGCGTGGCTGGTTCAGGCTTTGGCCTTGCGGGTGGCTTTGGCGGTGGCGGGCAGTGGCCCGGCTTTGGCGGCCAGGTGGTCGCGGAAATTGCGGGTTTGCCAGTTATCGGCGCGCCAGTCAAAAAACCCGGTATTTTTGCGCCAGTCTTCGGCGGTTGGCATGGCGGGTGCGTTGGCGACGTCGGCAAACTCAGCGGCCCAAAATTCTGCGATGGCTTCGGCCGTGAATGCGTCGCTTGTCTCGCGGTGGGTGTTCAGGTATTGCACACCGCCGAACAGCTCAGAAAATGCGGTGCTGATGGTGTAGAAATAGTCGCTTTGGCTGTCGCTTGCGCCAATGTCAAACCGGCCGATTACCTCGCCAACCTGGGCATCGGTAGGGCCATCGGTCCACCGAACATCCACGCTGGAATAGTCGCTTTTCACGCTGAATTTCACGCCAGGAAATGCGCGCTTTAACTCGGTGCGCATGTTGCGGGCTGCAAACACACCGCCGCCGTGTGTGTTGTCGCGGCGCTCCAGGTGGGCAAACTCCACGGCCAGGCGGGCCAGCTCGTCGGCGTGGGCTTTGGCTTCCAGTTCTTTGGCTGCGGTAGCCTGGGCGGTGCGCATGGCCACGGCTGCGGCCAGCTGGGCCAGGTAGGGCGCGCCGTGGCGCTTCATGTCCAGGCGGTAACGCGCGCCGGTGCGGCCGCTGAAGTCGTCATGCCAGGCGGTATAGGTTGCGCCGGTTTCGGTTTGTATGGTCACCTGCACGTCTACCACCTTGGCCAGTGCGGCCGGGCCAGGGTTACCCATAAGGCCGACGCGGTGCCATTGGTCATTTTTGGCCACGGCTTCGGCTTCAACAATCGCCCCCACTTCGGGCTCGCTCATTGAATCGCCGCAATAGGTCACGCCCAGGCCCACCAGGTCGGCAACGGGCATGCCCATTGCCACCAGTTCGCGCAGGTCAACCGATACGGGGCGGGCTTTGCCGGTGTGTATGCCTGCAGCGTTCAGGCGCTGCGCGGTGGTTTCGTACGCCTGGCGGGTGTCGGCGTCGATGCGGTTCAAGTGGTTGGTGTATGCGGCCTCGCTCATGTGTGCGGGGCAGCCTTTGCCGGTGTAAAAGTCCACCATGTCCGCCATGTGGCCGGCCAGGCTTGGCCGTTCGGCGCGGTGGTGCTTCAGGTCATACCGGCCGCTGTAGGTGTTGCCGTCTGGCCAGGTAATCAAAAAATCGCACTTGTCATATCCGCCGTGTTCTGGCGCGTTGCGGCTCCAGTTTTGCAAAACCGCATCGGCCGCGTCGAAACTGTCCACGGTTTGCGGTTTGCCGCATTCGTTGCTGGGGCCTTCGCCGCGGGTGAGGGTGATCTGCAGCGCGCCCAAGGTCTTGAGCGGGTCTGTGTAGTCGCCTGGCAAGGTCTTGAGCGGGTGCGTGTAGTCGGGCGCATCGGCTGCGCATACGGGGGGGGTCGCCTGGGCGTCGGCAGCCGAAGCGGGGGGAGTATGTGGGGTGGCGGCCGCTTTTGTGGGGGGGTATGCGTTGCCCACCAGTGCCACGGCTTCGGATACCTCGCAGGCGTCCAGCCCGCTGCCTGCGCCTGCTTCTGCCATGTTGACAGACTCACCACGCAACAGGCGGCCGATAGTGAACCTGGCCAGTGCCAGGGCTGGGGTCAATTGACCCGCCTGTACGTGGGCATTTTCCAAACGTGTGCAAGCCTCGGCCAGGTCATCACACCCAGCCCGTAGACACTTTGCGCACAATGCGGCCGTGTGGTGGTTGACATTTTCAAGATGTTGCACCAGTGCCACAAAATCCGCTTCGGCCATGGCCTGCACCTCGCGTGTGCTGCACTGCCACACGTCAACGCCTGACGGGTCAAACGCTGCCAGGTGCGCCACGTTGGCGGCCGTGGCTGGCTGGGCATCGGCCATTCTTGCCAGGCGTTGCAGCGTGGCCATGCGTTCAGCACCTGATGCGAATTCGTGCGCCTGCGCCTGGCCGTCGGCGTCCGTATACACCATGCCAGGCAACCCGGCTGGCGTGGTGTGGAACGTGGCCACCCATTTTCCTGACTTGCCCGCTATGCGTTGCCCGCCTGACTTGCCCGCCTGGCTGGCTGTTGGCTGACTGCTGCCAGGCGTGGCAAAGCCTGCGCCTGTGGGTGTGTGGCTGGGTGGTTGTCCGCAGTGCTCAGAGCGTGGCATGCATGCCACGGCATCGGCCACACATGCCAACTCATCGGCCACACATGCCAACTCATCGGCCACGCATGCCACGGCATCGGCCACGGTTGCCACCTGGGCCAGCTCATCGGCGCACGCAGTGGTTTGGGCTGTTTCAATGGCCGCAGCTGCCAGGGCATCGGCGACCACCTCGGCCACTGCATCGGCTGCGTTGCTGGGTGTGTGCGCTTTGAAGGTGTCGGCGTTGTCTTTGCGTTGCTTGCGTTCGTGCGCCCTATTGATGGCGTTAAACAGTGCTGTTGCGTCTGCCTGCCCATACACTTTTTGTGCACCACGTTTCCCGCTGAATTTGATCAGACCGTCAGAATCAAATTCTGTGATGGTCACATTCGTGGTGCGTTTGTGGTCGATAAAAACAAGGGTGCCCAGTTCTTGGCCTACAAAAGGTGCTAGGCGTGTTAGGTTGTCTTTATCGGCTTGTTGTTTTGCCAGTGTGCGTATCGCAGACCCTGCTAGGTAACAGTGGCTGCCAAACACACTATTCACAGAATGCTCGGCTGTTGCTTCGCGTGCATCTTCGTAACCCATGGCTGCCATCAACTCGGCAGCCTTTGGGTAAACGTCTGAGTTATAAAAAAGTCCAGACGCCTGCGCCTGTTTGATGCATGCCATCAAGTCGGCATAAAATCCCAAAGGCTTAGCGTTTTTGTGCTCGATTGCGTTCCATTCGTCGCGGGTGCCTGTTGCTTTTTGCCATGGGCTGCCAAGTATGGTTTTTATCGGTGCATCGGCCACGGGTGCAACAGGTGCCACATCGGCCGCCACGGCATCGGCGCAAGCCTCGGCCATGCATGCCACCTCATCGGCCACGGTTGCCACTTGGGAAAGTTCATCGGCGCGCGCTGTGGTTTGTGCGGCATCAATGGCCACGGCCGCCACAGCATCGGCCACCAGTGCGGCCACTGTATCGGCCACGGCATCGGCTGCCAGGGCTTCGGCTTTGGCCTGGGCATCGGCCAGGGCTTCTGCTGCGTCTTCCACTTTCCACAGCTCGCACAGCCTGGCCAGTGCTTTGGTGGTGTCGTTGGCTGTGACCCTGTTCAATGCTGCGTCAATTTGTGCGGGTGTTTTCTCTTTCCATGCATCAATGGCTGCACGCTCTGCGGCCGCCCTGCTGCGTGCAGCCTTGTAACCTTTGATTGAATACCCGCTGACAGTATCAAAGACAACCCATTCACCACCTATGGCATGGCGGCCGCTGACAAGGCGTGCGGGCATGCCTTCCACTGGCTGGGGCGCAAGCATCAAAAAAGGCTCGTTCTTTGGGTTGTCCTGGTGCCAATAAGCCACGGCACCCAGTTTGCCCAGGGCCATGGCCAGGCCATCAGAAAACTGCTTATCTTCAAAGCATTGAACGCACACGTTTATGGATGTGGTGTGCCAGGTGGTTGTGGGTTTTGCTTTCCTGGGTTTGGCCAGCTCTGCGGGCATGTTTCCACCACCCCACAGTGCCCAGGATGCTTTGCTGCGTGCAACTTCATCGGCAAAACCTTGCAGCCTGTTGCGGGTGTTCACCAGTTTGAGGCGGCCTGTTGCTGTTTTTACAGTTACATGCGAGGGCCTTTGGTCGCATGTGGCTGCCAGCTCTGAATATGTTTCTTCCATGGTGGTTTGAATCAACCATTCGCCTTGCGTTTCTTTCCATCCCATGCGTTGCGCATACTGGATGCGGTCAATCAAACCATCGTCAAAGTAGACGGCGCGCAACTGGCTGGCGTTTGAAACGTCACGCGAGGCCTTGCCTATCTCGTTGTTTTGGTATTCAGGCGCAAGGGTTGCTGCCGCCATCAATGCTGCGTGCAAGGTGGCTGCGTTGTGCTGGGTGGTGTGTGTCATGGTGGTTTCCCTTGGGGAAGCCAGGCGCAACGCCTGGCATGTTGCCCGATGCCGTCGGGTGCGGGTGTGCTGGCAGCACTGGCAAAGCCTGCACGCAGGCCTTGTCGGTGTCGTCAACTTCCAAAAGCCAGGCATCCCGATGCATCCCTGTTGCGTTCCATATATTTGGACCATGCAGCCTGTTCAATGCGGCCGTAAAGGCTCGGTACTTGGCCTGCTTTGCCATCAATCAGGCGGCCGCTACTTACCACCAATACGCCTGTTTTTTTGTCTGTATAGCGTTGCTGTGCCCATTGGACAACTTTTGTATATCGGTCGATATTGTTTTGCATGGTGTGCCCCTGAGGTGTCGT